AGTTGTTCAGCCATACTCAGAAGATGTTGCACCATCTTCATTTAATATCGCATTTAATCTAATTTAATGGGAGTGTCAACTATTATTAATAACAAACATATTTGATTCAAGGCACCATGTTTCAACATATATAGGATTGATTCCTTGTTCTGCCGCAGCATTATATAAAGCATTTTCTATATCAACGCGTCTAGCTTCACACTTAGGTTCATCAAACCAAAGTTCAGCAGTATGTTTAACGGATGGCAGACCAGGCATAGACAGCATAGAAATTAATAACCAGATCTTAATCACCTGCATCGCCCCAGTTGTCACCGCATTCAACGTCGACTTTACTTGGGACGGCTAATTCAACACAGTTTTCCATAATGTCTTTAATCTTAGCTTTATCTGCGTCGCTTGCAACAGAAAAGTCAAGTTCATCATGTACTTGTATATGTGCCAAATATCCTTCTTTAGAGAGTTCTAGCATAGCTTTCTTTGTTTGATCAGCCGCAGAGCCCTGTATTAATCTATTTAAAGCTTTGTAAGTCCACGCACGTTTGATCATATGTTCGCCATATTCTCGTTGAGCTTGGTCCAAGGGCAGTGCTTTCTTACCCCATTCATTCGTAGGTTCCCACAAGTCAAACCGACAACGCCTACCCTCATGGGTAAACAAGTAGCCTTTCTTGCCTGCCTTGTTCATGGTATCATTCATCAGTTGCTTAACAAAAGGAACACGCTCATTGTAAGCGGCTAATAATTCACTTGCTGTTTCTTGATCAACACCAAGCTGTGACATCAGCTTACCTTTGCCCATACCATAAAACAAACCTAAGTTAATTGTCTTTGCTTGCTTACGAGGTATGTCAGCCATCTTTGATACCATTTTATGAAAGTCCGTTGTTGGATCTTCATTGTATGAATCAACAAATTTATCTGCACCTGTAAAATGACGTAGGCTAGCATAGTGCACCACGAGCCGTGGTTCTTGTTGCGAGTAATCAAAGATACCCCACTCACAATTCTTCTCAGGTATAAAGATACTTCTGATCAGTGGGCCGAGGATCCCGTGCCGTGCAGGAATTTGCTGTAAGTTCGGATTACTGTAACTGAACCTACCTGTTACTGTTCCTCCTTGGTCGGATCGCATTTGATGTATTTCAGCATGTATCCTGCCTCGGTACGAATGCTTGGTGATACTCTCAATAAACGTGGTTCTTGCTTTGTTAATCTCACGCGCTTCCACAACCATCTTAGCGAGAGGGGAATCATGTGTCGACAGAAAGTTCTTGTCAAACTTTGGTTGCCCTGTTGGAGTAGTATCATATGGCAGTGAAAGTTTATCAAACGCCTTTGCCACACTGGAGGCAGCCCAGACTTCGACGTCCACTCCAGAAAGTTTTTTAATGGATCCGAGAAGTTTATTCTCTTGCTTTTGTAAATCATTTTTAATTGTCTCCGCTTTATCTAAATCTACTCTAACACCTTTCTGTTTCATCTTAAATAAAACAGGAAATAAATCCGTCTCTAATTCAAATATATTAATTAAGTTTTGTTCTTGTATTTTTAAACGTAAGTGATGCCATAAGCGTAGCGTTACAGCGGCATCCTGTTCAGCGTATTCTCCAACATGTGAGGCGGGAAGCTTCCACATTTCACCTTTCGGATCAAGGCCCCACATTTTTGCAGCCTCGTAAAGTTGGGCTTGCGATTTTGACTCTTGTAGATAATCTTTTGCTAATGAGTTTAAATCAAATCTGAACCTATTCTCATCTACGAGTGGTGCTGCAATTAGAGTGTCTATTATTTTTCCTTTGATGTCAATATCCATCGTCGTTAACCAACCAACATCATAGAACGCATTATGAAATATATAGTTGACAGACTCGTACGAACACTGCTTACGAAGCCAGCGTGTAACTAATTCTTTATCCATGTTGGGCGGTGTTTCGTGAGCAATGGGGTAGTATCCTTTCCACCCGTCTACGGCAACAGCAATACCGACTACTTCACCATTCTTACGTATGTAACCAGGACCTGTATCTTTAATGCCAGGATCGCGTGTCTCTAAATCAATAGCTATCTCGTCGTAACCAGATAGATCAGGGAAGGTATCAGGCATAACCCATTCACTGGGCATGCGGTGTACTTTAGGAAACCAATTAGGTTGTTCTTTCATCTATTTCTCCAGCTATGGCAGCGTAAGCAGCTAAATCAACATAGCTATCTCTTTTATGCGCATGTTTTAATCGTGCTATTTTAACTAACGCCATGCATATGGCTACATCATGGGGTGTTACATTTGTATCTAAGTAAGCACTCCAAAAATCAGCAATGTTTTCGTGGTTCGTGAGTTTATCGCCGTAGTCTTCTTGCCTGTCACCAGCAATAAGTTTTTCAGCTTCTTTTAAAATGTCCTGCGATATCATGCACAGTTCCTTTCGTAAAAAAATATAGGTTCATATTCGTATTGTCCTTCCGTTCGATGAACAATATGTAATTCTTTCTTTGCTCTTGTTGCACCAACATAAAAAACTCTGGCTTCATCATCTTTGCCTTGTTGTGTTTCTGTTGATGATTTGTAAGGACCATAAGATAGATCTGTTATTAACATAACATTATCTCTTTCCCCACCTTTACTTGCGTGTATGGTTGATACTTCGATACGTGGTACGGCATCTAATTTATTTCCTGAACGCATGATAGAACGTAGGTAAGGTATTCTTTTACGCAAACCTTTTCCGTTTAACATGTCGTACCAAGTTATATCTTTGACACTAGCTGTTCGTGTGCTTGATATTTTTACTTCTTCACGAAGACCATAATCTTTTATTAATGTTTCTAAATTATAAGAACCTTCATGTTGTCCTTTAAACACTCCGTAGTTTCTTTTAATACGTGTGCTATCCATATGATGATATAAAACATCACACTCAACACCTGATACTTCTTCTCCTCGTTGTAACTTTGTCCATGCTCTGATAGCTTCGATGTATTTAAAACTAATGACGGATGATCCGTAGCGTTTATACAACCAACCATATGCTTCTAAAGATTCAGAAACTTGCTTCACAATCTCATGTGTACGGCATAAAATAAGCCACTCACCTTCTACCAATCCCTTGTTTAAAGGTCTGATATTTAAGACTTTTCTAACTCCTTCTTCATCTCTTGGTCTGTATTCTTTTGGTATTCTTTGCGATATAGACTGTGCTAATTTTGTGGCAATAGTGTGCACACTTACAGGTATACGATATGATTGTGTAAGAGGTATGATCGTGTTGTTATCATTATTAGCCATAGCTATAAAATGTTCAATGTCTGCACCTGCCCAACGAAAGATAGCTTGATCATCATCACCAGCTACATATGTTTCTATGGCACCAGATTCTTTTTGTAACATGTCAACCACTTGCCATTGCTGCGCAGATAGATCCTGTGCTTCATCAATAAATAAATATTTTAACTGCGGTGCGTTTTTATTTTTTATAAAATTTATAAAGTAATCAACGTACTCATACTTATCTCTATCTTCTTTAAACTTACGCAAGTCTAAATCCATCTGCTCTATCATGTTCCGTGCGCCGTAGTTATTGAGTGTTGTTTCTCTAAATATTTTAGCCAACCTATCTTCATCATCAGGATACTTTGCATATGCTAAATTAATAATATCTTGATACTCACTCTTTGCTGTTGGCATGGCAATATCTACACCATTACCTTTACGCATCTTGTTTACATATTCATGTCCTGTCATGCGTGAAAGTTCTGCGTAATCATTATCATCCATGATCTGTGCTTGCTGTAGCTGCAGACGTCTGTACGCTAAACTATGTAACGTAGAGAAGTATGGAAACATAATCTTTACCTGTTCTTTACTCATTTTTTCATTTGACATAACTCTGTCACGAATTTCTTCAGCAGCTTTTACCGTAAAACTAAAATAACCAATCTGTTGAGATGTACACGCACCAGTTTTTAATAACTCTTCTACTTTATTTTTTAAGTATGTTGTCTTGCCTGTGCCAGGAGGACCTATAACAATATGTCTATGCATTAGTATGCCTCCTCTTCACTAAAGTCTTTCTTACTAAGTCTATACTCTGATTCTAATATCGTTGTTGGTATCTTCCAACAATGCTCTACGTTGTTATTTACTTTTAACTTAGCAGTTGTTCCTTTAAATTCTTCAAACATTTTATACTGTTCTGAATCAGATGCTTTCGTAAATCTTTTTGTTTTTAAAAAGTCTCTAAATGCTTGAGGTTTAAAGAAAAAATAATCTTTTAATTCAAAGACCATACCTTGCAGTACGTCTTGTCTGTCCTTTGCACCTCTGTTGTTCTCTATAAATATTTGTAATTGATTTAAGAATTGACCCTTTGCTGTTACCTCGCCTGGTAATTGTATGAAATCATCCTCTTGCATATTGCTCAATAATGTTTGCACCATGTCTGCCCAAATGGCAGGAGCCACGGGCCGTGGGCTTTCATTCGCTTGCGCTATACATTGCTTCCTGTATTCAGCATGACTTGATAACTGATCCACTGTTAAGATAATAACCTTACCATTGTGTGTTAGTTCATACACAGGATTATCTGATACCCATTTCTTTAATCCACTAATCTCATTTGTTGCGGAATTACCAATGCCAAACTTTTGTGACTGACATTTAATTTTCTCACACACTGTTTTAAACATTGGTTCTTCACACCGATAAAAATATTTTTTATCTTCTACTTGTTTAAATATCGTTAACACTTCTCTGCTTGGCAAAGGTGGTGTAAAATATTTAGAGTTGTAGTAATCTAATTTCTCCTCTAATTTTTCAGGAAATCTTTCACGTAAATAAATTCCTAACTGAAACAAAGCCATGTTCCGTGAGCCTTCAGGAAAGCCTTGTGAAGCTAGTGTAACAAGACACGGAGGAGCGCCTTTAAAATCATCATTCTTTTTTGCGGTAATCGGTTTGTCGATAACGACCATGCCGAGATTCGATAAGACTTTCGTTTCATAATGCTTTATGAACATACTTAATTCAATCAATGCATTACCTTCGTCATCAAACGCATACCTTGTGGGAAACTCTGGGTGATTATACGGCAAATTTAAAAAGTTTCCTGTACCTTTTGAGTTCAATTCAATTTGCTTTGGAAATATCTCACAATCACCATAACCTAAAAATACAGCTATCTCTTTTAATTTTATTTGCATTTGCTTGGCAAGCACTGGTTCGCTTACAAATAAGAATACATGAGCACCCCCGCTTTTTGATTTACACACAACCAGTGGTAATTTCTTTTCGACAATTTTTGTAATTAGTTTTTTATAATCAAAGCCATCGTATGTATCTATGTCGATAGCGCCCCACTTGCACTGGTTATTATCATCAATCGGTATAATACCAAGAGATGGTTCTTTACCCTCTAAGTGATTAATCCATTTATCTCTGGTAATTGGTTCTTTTACTAACCAAGAGCGGCCTTCTAGTTTGCCCAATTCATTCTTTTCACGACTTTGTGTCTGACCGTATGCTCGGTCTAAGCCTGTAAATATTTCAATAAACTTGTTTTGGTCGTCCATAAATCTTTCTCATTCATATATTTAAAGGGGCAACGGCGGTCGCCCCTTGTAAGTTTTTTAGTAAGGTGTTTTTTCACCATTGTCAACGCTCTCATCTTCATGCTTAACTTTAACTTCGCCTTTAGCTACGCTATCAGCAAAAGCTTTTGCAGCTTGATAAGTATCAACGTCTTCTACAGGTCCTACTCTGGATACATCCCATCCAAACCACTCACCTAAATTATTAGACTCTGCTAATGTTTTCAGTTTGTAGACATGAGAATATGAAGGAGGTGTAAATAATCCATTTGCACCCTTCAATTTAAGCCCCAACATAAGAGAGTTCCATCTTTTGGATTTCTTACGTTGGGTGCTTTTCATTGCAATCAGGACTTGGGAGGAAGTTCCGTCCTTGCCAATGACCAGGCAGTAATGATTTGCAGTATCTTCAATATAGTTACCATTAGATAATCTATCTTTTCTCTGCTCATCTCTTGTAGTTTTAGACAATATATCACTCTCTGCAGGATAAATATTAACAGGAGCACCACTGCCCTCGCCTCTATCTGTCCATTCAATATACTGACGTTGATAAGCGCAAGGTATTACACTTACACCTTCTTCTCCGTCGTATATTTCTTTTGTTAGCGTGTTGTAGATCATTCCACTTTCCGCTCCCTCTATGTAGAGAGGATCTCTTTTCTTGATCTGTGGTGACGTATCACTCAGTATACGAAGAAAAGGTATTGCAAGATCGTCCATTCCCAGATTGCCCAATCCTTTATTAGCATCTTGTTCAAACATACTAGGATCGAAAGCAACTACGTTATTTTCGTCTTTTTTCTTTATAGCGTTTGCCATATTTACTCCTTATTTTTTCTTGGTTATTTTTGTTTTCTGTCCGATAAACAAACTAAAAGTATTGTCTGGGACAGATTTTCCTTCTTCATGCCACTTTTTAATAGTAGCTTTCAGTGTCGAAGGATGCACTGAAACTTTTACTTCAGGTATGAGACCCATCTCTTTGATGGTTTCTTGCAAATGTGTTGCCATATTGCTCTCACCCTTACCGAAACTTATACCGACACTATTTTTAATAATGTCTCCTAAACCGTTGTCTTCTAGCCATTCATAACATGCTTTAGATTTACTTGGATCTTTAGGTATAGATACATAAATGTCTTCTACTACTTGTACCTTTGATCCGTCATACATCTCTGTAGATGTCATGCCTAGTTCAGCCATTTTCTCTGGTATTGTTTCACCAGATAATTTGCGTAAATGTTCTTTGTAACCTTTTAATTGTTCTTCCGTGTCTGCTATGACACTCTCTAAACGTAGCTGTTCTCTAAGTAATTCTGCTACAGATTCTAAACCTGTTTGTTCTATATTAGCTACTGCGTCGCCTTCAAAGTTTATCTTGCTCATCTATTTCGCCTTTCTCATTAATGTTAATACTAACAGAATAATATTTTTTTTGAATCTTATCCCATTTAAGTATTTTAAATCTACCTCTATTCATATCAGAAGCAATACAACATGCAATACCCATTGCTGCTGGATCACCCATCATTAAAAGATAGTCATTATCATCGAAATCTTTGAGTTTTCTGCGAAGTTTTTTTATCGCAGGCTGTGGACTAAACATAATTTGTTGACCACTTTCAAACAATAAAACAATATCTCCATATTCCTGTGCGCTTAACACATTTATATATGGATTTTCCTGTACTAAAAATACAGTAGGTTTTTTATCCTGTTTTTCTTTTTTAAATTCCATCTTTCTAATTTCTCCTTTATCTCTTGTAATTTATTTAAGCAAGTATTATATTGCTCTTTTAGAAAGTTATTATGGATTATAGATTTAAAACGAAGCCTTTTCAACATCAATTAGACGCATTGTCAGCTAGTTGGAACAAAGAAGTGTGGGCATTATTTATGGAAATGGGTACTGGTAAGACTAAAGTATGCATTGATAACATCGCTATTTTGTTTGACAAAGGCAAAATAAACTCAGCTTTAATCATTGTACCAAATGGTATCAAACGTAACTGGCGTAATGAATTAGGTATACATCTATCCGATCATATTAATTACCGAGTAGCTGTATGGTCTGCCTCTCCTAAGAAAGAAGAGAAGACAGAGCTTGAGCAGTTGTCCGTGATCACTGATGACTTAACCGTTTTTATTATGAACATCGAAGCATTATCTACAAAGCGTGGATATGACTTTGCGTATAAGTTTTTATTGAAGAATCAAACGTTAGTATGTGTAGATGAATCAACCACCATTAAAAATCATTCGGCAGCACGTACAAAAAACATTTTAAAATTAGCAAAGCATTCAAAGTACAGACGCATCATGACAGGTTCACCTGTTACGAAGTCACCACTTGATTTGTTTTCACAAGTTCAGTTCCTTGATCCGTGGTTGTTGGACCA